GTCCTGGGCCACGTTCGCCCATGGCTATGACCATAGGTCTATGTAATTTGTAGTGAGTGGCAGTTTCTTCAATCAGCTTGGCCACTAATTCCTCTCCTGAGGTCAGTTTAAAAGTTGCTACTTCTCCAACTGTTACGCCTTTGTCAATTAACATCGTTTATCCTTGTAAATGTTTTCGTAATTCGTTAAATCCGCCGATCAGCGTGTCATCTAAAAATATCTGTGGAACTGTGCGAGCTGTGGGCACAGCTTCGAGTAGATCCTCACGAGTATATCCATCACCGATCTTGCGTTCTTCAAATTGAATTCCTTTCTGTGTGAGTAGGGCTTTGGCCTGATCACAATAAGGACAATTATACTTGCTCCATACCACAGCGTTCATGTCGTTTCCTTAACTTGAATATATCACAGCACCTTTTTTGTCAGTGACCCGAACCATCAGCACACCCTTGTTTTTGTAGCTCAAGGCCGCAGATATGGCTGCTTGTTCGCTGCCGTAACTGCCAATAGTAGTCCATGACTCATATGGGTTAGTTCTTTTAAATTGTGCTTTGTACATGATTTATTATATAGCCGGAAGAGCATCGTAGTCAAGATTTTCACCCATGACGCCTATCACATAGTTGGTGCTTTCGGTTTCTTGCAGAGCACTCTGTTTCTTCGAAGTGTCCGTGTGCTTATTGAACCAAGGAATTGGAGTTGATCTCGGAGCAGTGGCCTGATACTTGATACCTATGTCTTTGAGCGCACCAACAGCAGTATAGTCTACGAAATCTTTGAGTATGGCTGCATTGAGTCCGATCACGGGACCTAATTTAAACAGATAGTCAGCCCAGGCCTTTTCTTCAGCGATGACATCTAGATACAGCTGATATACTTCTGCTTCACATTCCTGTTTGGCAGCGGCGAATCTCGGATCTTCTTTGACTACCTGATTGATCAACCATGCAGTCCAACCTTTGTGTAACAGTTCGTCTTGTAGGATTAGGCTGATAATGTTGCCGTTGCCAATAAAGATGCGGTTCTCTACCATGGCCAATGACGTGGCAAACGATACCATGAAGCGGAAAGCTTCTAGAGCATATGAAGCATGCAGGGCCATGTATATGGCTTTGACATGATCTTTTTCAGGTATCTCTTCGCCTATCTCTTTTCTACAGTTGATTTCATGCAGTTGATCATAATATCTGCCCACGCTGGCAGCCATGTCCACGATTTCCTGTGTGTCATGGATGGTGTTGAACACATCCTTGGGCACGTTGTAGATATTGCGAATGATATGGCTGTATGAACGACTGTGTATGTTGGTTTCAAAGAATGTCCAATTGTAGATCAGTGCTTCCAGTTCTGGTAGACTGATCACAGGCATAAACACCTGGCTGGGAGCTCGACCTTGCAGGCTGTCTAGAGCTGTTTGACGCAGAAGGTTTGAAGTGAATATGTGCTTGACCGCGGCACTGGCATCTTTGAAATCGTTGGCATCCTTTGTGAGATTGATTTCTTCTGGCACCCAAAAGAATCCTCGAGCTGTTTTTTCGTAGTCAGCTATCTTGTTGTATTTGACTTCTTCGAATCGCTGTATGGTTACCGGACCGGCTGGGTCAAGAAACATCTTACGATTCACATAATCAGTTTTGTTGGTTAGATTGTATTGTCTTTTGCTCATTTGTATTTTCCCGATGCAAGTACTATCTTGCAGATGTGTTCAAGTCTTTCGATGTGTTCGTAGGCTCGCCACGGAGTCACATCAATGGCTACGACCCCGTGTCCTTTTATTCCTACTATATCAAATTTAATATTTCCGTCTCGATCTAACCCTAGGTTACGGTGGCAGGCATCGCCAAGCTCTTGGCTGATTGGAGGAACATCTCCTACATTTGGTGCTACTCGGGTATATCGATTGAGTTCTGGAAAAGCATCACTGATGGTGCTGAGATCAATACCTGCATGCATGGCAGCAATGCAGTAGGTGGGATGCACATGTACTACCACCCGCACATCATCCTTGTGCTGACCTAGTTCTCTCTGCAGACCAAAATGCAGAGGCATTTCACCGCTGGGTTTTAGATTCCCACTGAGATCATCCTGTTCTATCACACTCCAATGATAATCAAATACAGCTGATCCCACTCCGCTGTTGATGGTGCGTGTTATTGAGATTTTTTTGAACATTTCGGGCTGCATGTTTTGTTTACGCACACCAGTAGGAGTGATATAAAAATGATCACGATCGTGATGCCGTATAGAAATGTTGCCATCTCTACTGGTTATCCAATTGCGCTTGTACGCATCTACTAATATATCACAACAGGTTTCTAGCATTTATAAAATTCCAATTAATAATTTTCCATTGATTCTCTAAGTATTTCTTTTTATCTGACTGATAATCCAAGGCCCACGCATGCTCCCACCAATCTATTAACAGCACGATATCCTTTTTGATCTCATGATTGACAATGGTTTTTATCTTGCCGTCCTTGGCCAAATATACCCAACCACTGCCCTGTATCGCCATGGCTGTTTTTTCAAACTGTTGCTTGAACTGATCAAAGGTTTTATAATGTTCTTCGATGAAACTCAGTATAGGTCCTGTTGGTGTGTTGTTTCTACTAGGTGCCTGATATTGTTGGAACAGAGTATTATGTAGGAAAGCACCAGCTTCATTAAACTCTGCATCGCCTTCATTGTTGTTATAGCGTTTGGCATAGCCCTGTGCTAATTCACTATAGTGGTAGTTGATGGTGTCTTCGCTGATGCTAGGAGCCAGTTCATCACGTTCATAGGGCAATGGTAGTATCTCTAGCCGATGCGGTCTGCCTTCGTTGAGCACGTTGCGTATGAAACTATAGGTCATTTTTCATACTCTGAAACTTTCGCCACACCCGCAGCGATCTTTTTCGTTGGGATTGATGAAGTCAAAACCTTCGTTAAGTCCTTTCTTGGTCCAATCCATCTCGATACCTTCAAGATAAACCAAACTCTTAGGATCCACAAACACATGCACTCCGTGGCTAACGAAACTGACATCATCTGAACGGGGACCATGAGGTGCGTCTACGTATTCCAGCACATAGGCCAAACCACTACAGCCTGTGGTTTTAACACCAACACGAATGCCAAGCCCATTGGATCTTTGTGCAAGATTTGCTTTGACCTTAAGAGCAGCTGTTTCAGTCAGTGATATCATGTTTTTTATTGTAGTCTTCTATCGCGGCTTTGATAGCATCTTCTGCAAGTATGCTACAATGTATTTTAACCGGTGGTAGGGCAAGTTCTTCAGCAATTGAGCTATTAGTAATCGTTCGTGCCTGGTCAAGCGTTTTTCCTTTGACCCATTCTGTGACAAGACTTGAGCTGGCGATTGCTGATCCACATCCGTATGTTTTGAATTTTGCATCTGTTATTATTCCATCCGTAACTTTGATCTGTAATTTCATCACGTCGCCGCAGGCGGGCGCTCCGACCATGCCCGTGCCCACATCTGTGTCAGCTTTATCGAAACTGCCTACATTCCTTGGGTTTTCATAATGATCAATTACTTTATCGCTATATGCCATTTTATTTCCTTATACGCTGAAACTACTGCCACATCCGCAGGTGCTTTGAGCATTAGGATTAGTGATTACAAAACTACTGCCGTTAATTTCTTCTTTGTAGTCAATCACAGCACCCTGTAAATACTGCATGCTCATGCTGTCAACTATAACAGTCAAGCCTGGCTGATCAATGACAAAATCGTCTTCATTTTGTTCTTCATCTAGTGTGAATCCATAACTGAATCCGCTGCATCCGCCACCTTGCACAAATGTTCGAAGTTTGATATTAGGATTATTTTCTTCGGCAATAATGTCAGTGATTTTGGCTACTGCAGAATCCGTCATGGTAATCATAGTTTGCATGCTTCGCAATCCTCTTCTTCTATACTGGTTTCAACTTCACGTTCATTGTGAAAGCCGTTGTAGTGTACTTCCGGAGTGGCTTCCGCTACAGCCTTACTGCCTGCTTTGTTGATCAGGCTGTAGTAGAAGGTCTTGAGTCCCCACATGTGTGCCTGCATGAGATTCTTAGCGATCAGCGTTGTTGGTACTTTGCGATCAGCAAAGTGCGCAGGATTGTAGAAAGTGTTGGTCGAGATTGACTGATCCACATAGGCGGCTAACACAGCCGCAGTTTTGAGATATCCATCGCAGTCTCGCTGTTCCCACATCAATTGATACTTGTTCTTCAACCGGTTGTATTCTGGGACTACCTGAGTCAACGACCCTGCTTTAGATTCTTTGGTAGATATCAGGCTCATAGGCATTTCTATACCGTTGGTAGAGTTGATGACCACTGAGCTTGATTCCACAGGAGCGATAGCCATCAATGTGGCATTTCGGACTCCGTGCTGTTTCATTTCTTGTCTAAGATGTTCCCAGTCGAGTTCTGGAGCGAAGTCGGTAAGTTGGTTGACTCCTTGGGATCTTCTTTCCCAGGGGAACTGACCTTGGCCGTATCTGGTTCTGTCTGAGTCTTTGCATCTGCCTCTTTCTTTGGCCAGTTCAATGGTGGATTCTGTAAGGTAAAAGGCCTGATGCTCCATCCAAACTTTAACTTCTGCCAATGCGTCGTTGTCGCCATATCTGTAGCTCCTTTTTGCATGCCAATAGGCAAGATTAGTAACGCCTATGCCTAATGGTTGGAGTTCATCATTGCTGAGTTTACTTTGAATGCTCAGGAAGTCTTGATAATCCAATATATTACATAGGCTGCGTTGTAATATGCGACAGGCTCTACGCATGTCTTCTGGGTTTCGAAACGCACCCCAGTTGATGGATCCCAGTGTGCATAACGCTATGCGTCCCTGCTCGTCGTCGAGTCTTTTAAATGAACGAGTTGGCAATAAGATCTCACAGCACAGGTTACTTTGATAAATGGTATGATACTCAGGATCGAATGGTCCTTGATTCATTACATTATCTATAAACACCAAATAGATGCGACCCGTGTCTGTACGCTCCTTGAGAATGCCTGATTTAAACACTTCTTCGGCACTCATGGTTTTCTTACGTAAATCTTTACGTTTTTCATACTTCACATACAATTGTTCAAACAACTCTGTGTTTCTGTAAAATGCTTCGTATAAGTCTGGTACTTCGTTGGGATCAAAGAAAGTTATGTTTTCTTTGTTCTTGAAACGTCTCCAGAAGAAGGCGGACAGTACGACCCCATAATCCATATGGCGGACTCGGGTTTCCTCAGTGCCTTGATTATTTTTAAGCACAATAAGATCGTCAAACTGCAGATGCCAAATAGGATAGAATACAGTAGCAGAAGCATTACGGATACCTCCTTGAGAACATGAACGTAGATCTCCAAACCATTTTTTAAGGAAGGGTATCATGCCTGTGTGCATGATCTCGCCTCCTCTGATGGGACTACCTAATGATCGTAGACGCCCAATCTCCAGACCGATGCCAGCACGTTTGCTGGCATACTTGGCCATCATCTCACCAGAAGCAAATATGCTATCCAGATTGTCGTCACTGCGGATAAGAACACAACTAGAAAACTGTTTAGTTTGAGTGCCAAGACCAGCCAGCACAGGTGTAGCAAGAGTAAATAGACCATCGCTCGCACAGTTGTAGTACTCTTTGATGTAACGCATACGGGACGATTGAGGTTCTTCCTTATGAAAGACCGTAGCGGCCGCGACCATATACCTAACCTGTGGTGTCTCATAGATCTCTTTCGTAGCGCGATTGCGTACAAGATACTTCTCAATAAGTTGTTCAATAGCTGCATATGAGTATTGTTCGTCCTTTTCGTGATCAATGAAATCATTCATGCGATTCCATTCTTCTTCGGTATACCATTCCAACAATTCTTCAGTGTACAGTCCTACCGAAACATTTTTCTTTACGATGTCATAGAGGTGGGGAGGTTCGTATTCCCCATACACATCCTTCCTCAACATGCTGAGTCTCTGTTTGCCTGCCACATACTGATAATTGGTATGACCTACGTCTGGATTGTGTTCGATGTCGATGAGATTTACTATGGCTCTGAGAGTGATGCCGTCGATTTCTTCTGTGGTGATGCCGTCATAGAAGTGCGGCTGTGCCTTGATCTCTATCATTGATTGGCTGACATCCGCTATGCCCTGACAGACTTTAGCCACCTGCGCCTGCCATTTTTCTACTGCTAATGGTTCTCTATTGCCGTTTCTTTTGATAACCGTGATGCTCATATTCTTTCTCTGTTAGTGTTTTACGTATTTATTACTAGGGTCATTGCTGCCATATCATGCTGGCATCAAGGTGTTTGATTTCTTCAATGTTGCTGACTGTTCTGCAGGCATGATTCAACACGTATGTGTCGTCCACTATCAATATGTATGCTGTTTCTCTTTTGCCCGGAATCATTAACTTATGTATCTCGCATTTGGTTTTGATAAACCGCTGTGTTAATTTAATAGTATACAGCATTCCCAAAGCGATTGCAAGATCGTCCAGTCGAAGATCTAGAATCAATCGCCAAGGATCGGGCCATTGTTGGGGTGAGTCGGGATCGAGATATGCACTTACAAACGGAGCGTGACTCCAAAGTTCAGCAACATCTTCCAGTGGGTGTTCACTGGTTTCTAGTGTGTCTCTAAACTGTTTCCAAGCTGCAATTCGATCTGTGCCGTATCGGTCAAACACCGTAGGCTACATCAAAAGAGATGCTGCCTGTTTGGCCCGAAGCCAGAGGATTCTTGTATGATAACACCACTGTTTCTATACCGCTGTCACCAGCGTTGCCTTTGAGTGTGGCGTTGAATTCAAAATTAGTCATGGTAGGTCCTCCTAGAGCTGTGACAAGATTAGGTGAATAGGTGTAGCTGTCAGTGAAGCTGATGTTGGTGACGTCATCGACACCTGCAAGATCATCACCTATGGCCATTTGCAGAGTGCCAAATCTAGTGTGTCCACCCAGTCTTAGACAGTAATTGATCACTGTGAACTTGCTGAGTGCAGAAAACACAGCCAGAGGTTGGAAGCTGTCGCTGAGATAAATCAGTGCATAGTTTCTATCTACGAAACTGACGTTAGATGCATTATAAACTTCTACGAAAGAACCTTTGGTATCAACTGAAGTCATACCTGCGGCCTGTTGGCGATCACTGGTGCAACTGGTGACCACGTTGCCTGTCTGCTCACCAAAATACACCATTACATCATCGGGATTAGCTGCATTGCTAGTACCATTAGCCACATTTTTAAATTTCGATCTGTCTATGATAGTACCTTGACCGTTGGTTGATCTAAATGCCTGGCGATCAATTTCTTCGAACAGGCAGTCATATATGGTCCAATTGTTGCCCTGGGTGGCAACACCATCGATGTATATAGCGGTATCATTGACAAAGAAACGTGAATTTTCAAATTTGATATCTGTGTCGAACACTGCGGTTTGGCGGCATTTTACAGCTAGACTGACACCTTCGAACACACAGTCTCTAAACAATATATTATCAGTCTTGGTTCCTGTTAGAGTGTTTTCCCAGAACACCGCAGCTGGTTCTGTGGCCAGCGAAGCCACTGTTGTGCCTAACACATAGGTTCCGAGAAAGTTTAATTTTGACAATGCAGAATTAGCCACTCCTGACAATACTATCTGTCCTGTGGTTCTCGAAACAGTGAGATTTGAGATATCTATGTTCTGGGGTCTATTGGTGCTGTTAAAGTCGACTAGTTCTAGTCCTGTGCTGGTGATAAAACGTATATTATTTGCGCCAATGTTCAGTACAACACCATGCCGTGTTTCACCTTGCAGAATTACTCCTGAGGGCAGTGCGAGATCACTGGTAAACAGATACTCGCCGTTTGGGATCACTAGAACTTTTTTATAATTGGTATTGGCATTGCGAAACAGTTGTGTGGCTGCTGTTTCAAAGGCTGCGACACAGTCCGTGGAGCCGTCGCCTATGGCTCCGAAATCTCTCACGCTGACTTCGGTTTCATCTATTTTATTCTGTAAAGATCTAGAAACACTGAGAGTAATCGAAGTGTCGTCATTGGCAAATCTGTAACTGGATGCTAGGTCTAGGATGTTGTCATGTTCTGTAAGGATCTTGGTGTTGCCTACATACGGTGCACCTTCTAGCACACTACCGTTGCCTATGAACAATTCTTGA